GGCATAAATTTGTTTTGCTGAGGTACCGTCGGTACTGGAAAAGGATACCGGCCTTACGCCTACACCTTTTGTAAAGGCTACTATTTCGTTATAATCTGCCATTTGCTATGAGTAATTAGATTTTTTAAAGATTTTAAGGATCACGTTATCCTGGTTTAATGATGTAAGGCTTTCTGAAACTTCATTAATCGCTTCTACCAAATTGTTTTTATCATCTGTTACGAGTGTTGTCTTATCACCAATAATGCTGTTGAATGTGGCCGAAGTGATATAATCTGCGCTCGGCGCACTTCCGGTTGTACTACCGGTGGGGCTGACTAATGCAAAACCAACTTCGACACAGTTTGTAGGTAAGGATGGCTTTACAGGGTTAGCTGAAGTTAATCCTTCTAAAACAAGGATCGAATCGCTTGTATTTGCATAGATTAGATCAATACGATTGTTTGTAGGATCCGCAGCTGCCAATGTGATGTTAGTTGCTGTTGTTGTTTCATAGGTTACACCACTAATACGCCATGCACCGGCCGCTACGTTTAAAACAGAGTTTGTTACGGTTAGTGCCAGGCCAGTTAAAATTCCATCTGCCGCGGGTGCGCCTGTAGCTGGTGGATTGATCCATTGCGTGTTATAGTCGGTTGCATCAATTTTTGATAACACCTGGCCTGCGGCGCCACCAGCTACCACACCGGGGCCGGTTGCTCCTGTCGCGCCTACTGCACCATTTGCGCCTGCTGATCCGGCGGCACCTTGCGGCCCCGTTGGCCCTGTTTCGCCAATTAGTGAAACTCCTGTTCCCCAAGTGCCGGATGTTTTGGGGCCGAATAACGCATAGGTTGAAAGGTTAATGTAATAATCCCCGTTATTGCCATTGGTATTTGATGGGTCGGTTGTGCCACTTAATAGTGTATTGCCGTTGGTGCCATTTGTTCCATTAGTACCAGCCGTTCCCTGCGGTCCTTGCGGTCCTGTCGCCATTGAGAAGACTTGTGACCAGGTACCTGATGTTCGTAAATAAAATATGCCTGTTGTAGTATTGATATAGCTATCGTTATCAGCACCAATAGTACTGCCGGGGATTCCTTCGCCATAAAGTAAGGTACTGCCCGAAGTTGTGGATGCTACCGGACTATAAGTTTGCGCCCACGAACCATTTGTTTTTTGATAGAAGGCGGGTGTATCGGTTTTGAAAAACACATCGCCATTTTTACCGGAGTTATTTTGCGGTGTAACTGTTCCGAAAGTAATGGCAGCACCTGTGCTGATGTTTGACGAGATGAATTGTAGTAATAAGGCAAAGTCAAACTGATAATCGACGTTGTTGCTAACTAATACAGAAACATCAGTAGTGCCGATGGTTGCAGCTACGGGAAGTTCGGTTATTGTTTTATCTGCCATTAGTTTAAAAATTGGGTAATAGGTAAAAAGCCATCATTTTGACTAAAGCTGTCGCCCGGATAATTGAAATCGTTTTTATCAATGCCTCTGATGCGTGGACCTGCTTGCCGGGCACTTCGGTTCTTACCATTGTAATTCCAGAGCGGAAAGTCAGCGCGGTTATCCCACAGAAACTTTTCAACCTCGTTGGCATGCGCGTTGGCTACGCTACGGTGCTGTTGTACCAGTTTGGTTATTTCAGTTGGTGATAGGGTATCTCCATTATCGTGATGTTTGATGATGGGGCCGGTTGCGGTATAATGTATCGCGTCAGCTTCAATAAATCGGGCAAAGGTGAAGTATACCAACATCGGTAACAAACCTTCATAAAGGACGACGTGGCCATAACGGTCAAGGTATTCGGAGCCGTTCAACAGGTCTTTGTATTGTTGCGGTGTGTTATCCTGCAGGGTGCCATCGGCATTAAAATACTGGATGAAATCGTAGTATAAGGCATGTCCTAAAAAGGGTTTCAGGTCAAGTTCCTGGGCTTTTTTGACGAATACTTTGATGCGTTCGGGTTTTATGTTTACAGAAAGATCCTCGTAATTCTGAAATGTGATCTGGTCGATCAGGTAAATTTGGTTCATTTTTTAATGAGTGATTGAGTGAATTAGTGATTGAGTGAGTGGTTTGAAAGAATTTATTCAACTCAATCAACTACTCACCCGGGGCTACCATTGCTTCTGCTTCGGCTTGTTTGAAACCGTAGGCGTAGACCAACACGGCGATTTTGTTTTCGGCAGGGATGTTGGATAGGATCAACTGGTTAATGCTTGCACCTGCGGTAATCCCGGCATTGTCATCAGCTACATTTGTTGAAACCGGAATAATATTCCAATTGGCGGATGGGTTGATGTTGGTATAAAACAGTCTAAAGATATCTGCGAAAGTTTCTGATAGCTCGAGCCTGTCGGCTTCTGTATTATCGTTGAATTCTTTGATGGCTTCCTTTTTTTCGCCGCCGTTGCTTAGGCCTGATGTTTTCTCGGAGTTGATGAGTTCCTTTGGGATAGAGAAGCCTTTGATGATTCGTGCTTCCACAGATTTCTCTGTGCTCTCGAATAACTTGTCATTATTCTGAATGGAATAAGGCTGAAACTCAGGTTTAGAGTTTTCATCCTCATATTCAATCACAATGATCTTTTGCGAGCTTTTTGTTCCCTGGAATGCGCCTAGATCCTGCTCCAATTGTGATGGCGTATTGTAATAATGCTGCTCATCACCCTGCGGCTTTGCATAAATAACATTGCCGACGGAAGGAATCCTGTAGAAACTTCGCGGTTATTGAAGATCTTGATGCCCGCTTCGGTCTCAAAATCCTCCCAAACACTGTCGGCTTCTATTAGCGGGTAATCGTTTATTTCAGGATTGCAGTAAAGTAGTTGGCCTTTGTAGTTTTCCCAGCCTCCGGCATCAATCACTTGTTGTTTTATGACTTCAGGATTTGGATCATAGGCATAAACAAAGGTAATTTTGTTACGCATGATATTCTTCCAGGTTTTGCGGCCCCAGTCAGAGTAGATCGCGAACTTACCTGTGGTATCATCGCAATCGGTATCACCCATGCGGATATCTTCAAACTTGATATAGTTTACTGATGCAATTTTGAAATTGGCATTATAGTTTACATGAATGCCAAAGCCGGTGAATAATGCTTTATCGGTAGCAACGGCTTTTAATAGTTTAGCAAGTGTTAATCCGTTTGCATTGATGACTTGTTTACCGAGATCAGGTTGTTCAAAACCATTGCCGGCGATGAATTTGGCGCGTTTATTCCAGCAATCTTTTGCGGTTGGCGAGCCAGCTACCAATTCGAGCATACGCTGGGGATAGGCATTATCCATGTCGTAATTGAGGATGCCGAAGGTTTGGTTGGGCCTTACTAATATGCGGCGTTCAATTTGTGGTAGATAGGTCTTCATTGTTCCCCCCGACCCCCTGAAGGGGGAGTTAGTAATTCAGCCGGATAATCGGTTTGAATTTGGTTGTCATTTGATTTTTTTGTTTCGGGTTGCATATCTAACTCTGTTGTACCTGCAATAGAATGTGGTGATTCGAATAACGCGGCTATATGCGGGTATCTTTCCAGGTACCATTCCGCTTCGGTATCACTTAAGTTATCATTATGATGAATTGCTGCTGAACCGGGAGCGAATTGATGCTTGCCGGGTTTTAGGGTGTATTTCTTTTTATTGGTCATTGGGTCATTAGTCATTAGGTCATTGGTTTATGTTTAAAATCAGGTCATTAGCCATGTTGATGACTAATGACCAATGACTGCTGACTAAGACGTTGCTACCAATGCTTCCAATGCCGCTATTGTGCTGGCAAATGTTGCTGTGCCACTTGTTGGCGCGATAGAAACTGCACGTGGCGGATATGGCTCCCTTAATTTATCAGGGTTGGTTAGTTTTAGTTTGTAACCGCCATCCATGGTTTCATCTGCAGCGCTGCGTTCGGCATCGGTTAAGATCAGGCCATTTACTGCGCCGAATAGTTCAATTGCTGTATCGCTGGAATTGTAGTTGTTTACCGCGATAGCGCATACACGGCCGTAGCCCATTGCCTGTAGTTGAGTTTTGATATCGACAGAGAAACCGGCAACATTAAAGTCTATTTCTTCGGTGTAACGTGGGCCAACAGATGTTTTTGCCAGTTTAGAAGTGGTATTGAAGCTATTGTTTGTTCCTTCGAATTTGTAGATTTTGGATGAGTTAACAGCGGTTAGGCCGGTAACGATCAAAGGGTTGGTGGTATCAAAAGTAAGGGTGAAATCATCCTGGTTGAAGACGTAGATCAGATCTTCTATACCCGCTGTTACGGGTTCATCGGTTCCTAAAGCGAAACCTGCGTTTATTTTGTTGTAGATTGACATGTATTAGTTGATTAAGTTGAATTGTTGATTAGGTGAGTGGTTGTTTTGATTGCGAATATTGACTATTCACTCAATCAACCACTCACCAGGATTATGCTGACAGGTAGAATATTTCGTTGGCGAATTTGAAGTTTACGGCTGCTTTCATGCGGGCCTTCATACGGACAACGTTATCGTTGGTGTAGGGCTTCATGTAGACTGTTGATAGTTCGGATTCATCGCCTAATAAATCGACACCTAAGAATAAGTTTGATGCACGGGCGCCTAAGATGGTGTTTGCCTGCCAGTGGTTCATTAATTGTAAAGGCATACCCAAGTAATCCATTTGTTTGCTGTCGGTAAAGGCATTTAATACGTTAACCGCTTTGTTTGCTTGGGCTTGAGCATAAGCGTAGCCTACATGTAAAGGGATTTGCAGGTTGAAATCATCCTGGCTACGGTCGGCAGGGTCAAGCTGAGAATAAACGCTTGATAAAACCGATAACACGTTGCTTGCATTGATGTAGCTAACAGTTGCATCTGTTGATGTACCGGTGAAGGTTGCTGCTTTACGTGTGTTGATCTCGTTGTAGTTACGTACCAGCTTAAAGCTTGTAGCACTTGCTATTTGAATAAAATAAGACTGGCCTTGTAAACTGATACCAGGTGTGCCGTTAGTGGTGTCTTTGCTTGTACCGGTGATGTTGGTAATGGTTACCACGTCGCCATCGGATAGGGTGGAGGTATCGGCTATGGTAACTAAACCTGTCGCATCAATCGCGCTCGCTTCTGTTGAAGTTGCCGGTTTGCTTAGGCCAACTTTGTAAACGCCGGATGCTGCCGAGATAGATGGTAATAAGCCTGTGAAACCTGCAGTAAATGCTGCTTCTTTGGTGGCTGATTTGCCTAGCCAGTACAAACGCTCATTAGCTATTTGTATTTTGGTTAAGTAACGCTGAACCATAAAGTCGGACAGATCGACTACGCCTTCGTAATCCATAAAGGCGCCGGGTTGCAGGCTTTGGGCTTCCCATGATTGTACGAGTTTATCCCATTGTTCCTGTTTCATGAATTCGTAAACTACCGGGTCCAGGTAGCTTTCGTTTTGGAGGGCGGTTGTGCCCTGATCGGCAAATATGCCTGATGGGTCCTGGAGCACTACGTCGTCATCCACATCAAGTATTACCTTGCGCGATTTTACGTCGTTAATAACTGTTAGCAGGCCTCGTTTTACCGAGTCGGCTTCCAGCAGTGTGCTGGCCATAAACCCGGCCAGCGCTTCGCCGGCATAGGTGTTGTTTGTAAATGTAAATTGAGCCATTTATTATTTTGGTTGATTAAGTTAGATGGAGTTGATTTGGTGAATGGTTGAATTGCTTAATTAGCATGGTTTGAGAGGTAAAACCA